TTCGTATCAAGGCCCTCTTTTAAACGCCCAGACTTACACAGAGTTTGAAAACCCAAACCTCATTAGAAGGTTTATGAAAAGTGAAGAAAACTCGACCTCTGCGCAAGACTTTAAAAAGAATGCGTCAATCAACATTCTTCTTTCTTGCCTTGTTCCTTACTCCAACATTATCAATGAAGCAACTAGTTATGTTTTAGAAGGAATAATTAACAAGACAGACGAGGGCGACGGGCCAGGCAGAAAACTATTATCTCCAATTGAGGAGCAAATTGAAATAACTCATCTTGTTTCTAAGAGAATATTAAGCAATGTCAAATAACAAAGATACAATTAATTTAGATTTTGATATTTTTGATAATGATAAAATTTTTAATGAGACAAATGATGCCGATCGTCTAGTAGATAACTCCATCATTATCCCATCTGACGATCAGGTTTTAATCAACTCGCCTTTTCTAAGCGTCAGCCTGCCGGTAGACAAGAACTCAACAAACGCCTCACCAGATGGTTATCATATGATAAGAGGCTATGGAAATCTAGTTAAGCAAAACTTTAAAAACCTTATGCTTACTTCTCCTGGTGAAAAAATAATGGATCCTAAGTTCGGTGTCGGTTTAAGGCGGTTTCTTTTTGAGCAAGACACACCAGCATCCAGGAGCTCCATAGAAGGCAGGATCTATTCTCAAGTTAGAAAATACCTTCCTTATATAAATGTAAGAAGAGTTCAGTTAAATGAAATGAAAGATGATAATAAGTTAAGTATTTATATTTCTTACTTTATTAATCCACTAAACATGCAAGCAGTTTTTAACTATTCTGGAAATACCACAAATCAACTAGGTAGCAAAGGAGGGTTTTAATGGCAAAGGTCAGCAAACCAACAATAAGATATACATCAAGAGAGTTTGATTCCATCAAGAAAGACTTAGTATCGTTTGTTAAGAGATACTACCCTGATACTTTTCAAGACTTCCAAGAGGCAGGCTTTGGCTCTATGGTTCTTGACACAACAGCCTATGTTGGAGACCTTCTATCTTTCTACTTGGACTATGAAGTCAACGAGTCATTCCTGGATACTGCTGGTGAGTTTGAGAACATAATAAAGATAGCACGCCAAATGGGCTATCGATACCAGCCAAACAAGACCTCAACCGGCATCTGCTCTTTTTATGCCCTTGTGCCGGCAAGAACATCTGTTGCTCTTGAAGGCGGTGCAGAGCCCAACTATGATTATGCACCGGTGCTAAGAAGAGGGACTTCTCTCGGTAGCAACTCAGGCATAACCTTCACCCTCTCTACGGATGTTGATTTTTCAAACACAAACAATGAGGTAGTTGTAGCAGAGAGAGATGAAACAACCGGGCGCCCCACAAGATACGCAATAAAATCGTTTGGCCGGGTTATCTCAGGCAAAACAACAGTCGCAAAAAGATCTGTTGGAGACTTTAAGCCATTTCAAAAAATAAGGCTAAATAATAATAACATTATTGAAATAATTTCAGTTACTGACTCAAACAATAATGAATACTTTGAAGTTCCAAACCTGGCTCAGGATACAGTGTATCGCCAAGTTCCAAACAACGGGGCAGACAAGGCTTACGTCAAATATCTATTGCAACCTAAGTCGACCCCTCGACGCTTTGAAGTTATTAGAGAAAACGGATCAATCTTTTTAAGATTTGGCTATGGCTCTGAAACAGAGATAGAAACAACTGAAAAAACAGTCATACCTAGCAAAAAATCCCTTGATTTATTTGGAAAAGAATACATTTCTGATACTTCCTTTGACCCAAACACTCTTCTTGAGAGCGGGAAGTTTGGTGTTTCTCCGGCAAACACAACTTTGACTATTGTTTATCGTGAGAACACAAACGCCAATGTTAACATTGCTGCTGGCGCACTGAACTCAATCAAGAGACCGTTGTTCAAGTTCACTGATAGTGCTTCTTCTGAGGCGTTAAAAACGCAGGTCGTTAGAAGTTTAGAGGTGACAAATGAAGAGCAGATAGTTGGCGACTTGCAGCCTCTAGACTCAGAAGACATTAAAGTCCTAGCGTCAAACTCTCTATTCGCCCAGAACAGGGCTGTGACCGCCGCTGACTACAAGGCTTTGATTTTCTCAATGCCATCAGGCCTCGGGGGAATAAAGAGGGTTGTTGCCTATAGGGATGCATCGAGCCTTAAAAACAACATAAACTTATTCCTTCTTTCAGAAGATGAACAAGGCAAGCTCTCTTTGCCAACAGCATCTTTAAAAAACAATGTTAGATTTTGGCTTACAAAATACAAACTTTTAAATGATTCAGTTGATATATTTGATGCAAAGATTGTCAATGTAAAAATCGATTTTATTGCGGTTGCTGAATCTGGCTATGACAGGGCGTCTGTTCTTGCCCGGGTCAAGAGACAACTTGCAAAATACCTAAGAGACAACCAAAACGACATTGGCGAACCCATTTACGTAACCAGGCTTATAAACGCCGCAAACGAAGTAGATGGTGTGGCCGATATAGTAAGAATGGACGTTGCGAGGAAAACCGGAGCAAACTACTCATCAACAGTGTATAGCGTTGACTCCAACTACTCTTCGGATGGAAGAAAAATCTTCATTCCCAAAAACGTTATTTGGGAAGTCAAGTTCCCACTTCAAGACATCAATGGAGAAGTAAGATAATGGCATTTAAAAAGTTCTTTGCGACTAAAGATAATACAATAACAAACGCCTCAAGATTTGGCGGCACAACCAGGGCAACAGGCTCTAACATGGGCCTTGCAGATGCCTTGGAAGTATTTAAGATCTACGGCAACATAAACACCTCCTCTATTGAGCAAAGTAGAGTTCTGGTTGAGTTTGACACAGATGCTATTTCAACAGCAAGAACAGACGGTCAAATACCGGCTTCTGGTTCTGTTTCTTTCTTTCTCAATCTCTACAACGCAAAGACTCCATTCTCAGTTCCAAGAAATGTCGACTTGTTGGTCCAGCCCGTTTCACGCTCGTGGCAAGAAGGCCGTGGTATGGACATGGATGAATACAAAGATTTTGGTGAATCAAACTGGGTCTCTGCTTCAAACACAACAGCGTGGACAAGCGCCGGCGGTGATTATGTTTCCGGCTACGATAAAACTTTACGCTTGACAGACGGAACAGAAGACATGTCTATTGATGTATCTGACGTTCTAGAAGATATAATTGCCGGCGCACTAAACAACTATGGCTTTGGAGTAAGGCTTTCTGGCTCTTTTGAAACAGACTCTGATTCTTATTACACCAAGAAGTTCTTTGCTCGTTCATCGGAGTTTTTTTTCAAGCGGCCAACAATTGAAGCACGATGGAACTCTTCTAAAAAAGATCAAAGAGGAGATTTTTATGTTTCTTCTTCAATGCTATCAACAGAAAACCTTCACGAAGTTTATCTTTACAACAACTTCCGTGGTGTCCCAACAAACATTCCTGCTGTTGGAACGGGTGCTATTTTCGTAAAGGTGTTTGATGCTGCGTCTGGCGGGAACGAGTTGAGTTCTTCTATAACAGTCGACTACCCAATAACTGGAGGCTATGTTGAGACAGGGGTTTATTCTTGCTCATTTGACTTGAACACAACCGCTTCAACAGTCTACGACCGCTGGTTTGACTCAACTTTAACAACCTGCTTCCACACAGGAGCAATAAGCGTTAAAACTTATAGTGCCCAAGAAAACAACAAGATAGAGCCACTTATTCTTTCTGTTACAAACTTAAAAGATAAGTTTAGCAAGTCTGAAACCGACACAAGAATCAGGCTCTACACAAGAAAAAGAAATTGGTCTCCAACAATCTATACAGTTGCTAAAACAGAAATTGAAAATTATTTTGTTGACAATATATACTATAAAGTAGTAAGAAAAGTAGACAATGAAGATGTTGTGCATTATGGCACCGGCTCAACAAATCACACTCTATTATCTTACGATAAAGACGGGTCTTATTTCGACTTCGACTTCTCTAGTCTTGATGCTGGTTACATGTATGAATTTAAGTTCATTATTAAAGAAGGAACTATTTATAATGAATACCCAACCGGCTTTAAGTTTAGAGTAGAAGAATAATGACAATAAAAAAGTATTTTGAAAACAACTCTTTCTCAAACAACTCACTAACCGACTTAGAAAGCAAGGAAGGTGTAGATTTTGAATCTTTCGAGTATCTTGAAGAACTAGAAGAGCAAAGAACAAGATTTGTACCCAACGTTGACTTTTCAAAGCCAGAAAACTTTGCATTTTATGGTCTTGCCGAGCAGTACTATAAAGATGCAGCGTCAAGGATTATAAACAACTATCCTTATGATGGTTCAAGAAAAGAGTTGCTTGAGTGGTATAACAACTCAACTTACTTTGACTTGTATGTTTTTGAGAACGAACACCCAAGAACAACAGGGTATGCTGTCGGCTCTGCACAAGGCTGGGCTTTCAGCGGCTCAGACACAACCAGGGGCGAGCAATTCTTTTACCCAACAGTGCCTGAATACATCTCTGTTAAAGGCGGCCCAAATCCTGGACCTTCTGGCTCTTTTGAGGGTGGGAACAAGTATGATGTCTCAAAAAATAGAAACTCAAATCTTGCCTTAAATCTTTCATCTTCAGGTAACGCCATTGAGTTGTGGTATAAACTAGATCAAAGTTTCGGCTCTCCAATCGATCAAACTGGCCAGACTATTTTTGAAGCCTGGAATGGAGAAGAAGGCGCCTCAAAAGGACTTGTGACCCTCTATGGCTACGGTGTACAAAATACCGCAGCCGCCGATGGTTTTCTTCGTTTAAGAATCCAGTCAGGCTCTGCTGTCGACACGTTTGAGCTTGGAAACGTCTCTATACTCAACACTATTAGAGAAGGCGACTGGAACCACCTTGCGGTCTCCTACCAAGATCAGACAGCCTCTCTTTACTTCAACGGGGCCTTAAACACAACAAGCACAACAACCTCTTCGCTTGGAGACATTGGCGGGGCAATAAGGGCCAACATCGGCGGTTTTGTTTCAGGTTCTATTGGTGCTGGTAAGCTTATCGGCTCTGTGGATGAGTTCCGATTTTGGAAAACAGCAAGAACCGGTCGAGACATAGAAAGAAATTGGTTTACAAACATTTACGGCGGCACAAATACTGATGACGCCAATACAGATCTTGGAGTATACTTCAAGTTTAACGAAGGTATAACCGGAGACTCCTCAACTGACTCTATCGTGCTAGACTACTCAGGTAGAATCTCTAACGGCACTTGGGTTGGCTATTCTACAGGATCTAGAAATACAGGCTCAGCATTTGAAGAGTCAACTTTTGCATACCCAGAGTTTAAAGATCCAATCTTAAGAACAACAAACCCACGCTACACAACATACTACAACTCTGCTGTAGAGAAAGGAAAGAGGCACGACTTAAACAACTCATCAAACGTTTACTACTCTTTCCCAGATTGGATTGTAGATGAAGATTTAGAAAGCGGCTCAAAACTACTTCAACTCGCTCAGGCTGTTTCAAGTTATTTTGACACGCTACAACTGCAAGTTGGTTCTCTTCGACAACTTAAAGACATAGAATACAGCGCTCAAACAAGTAACCTAGACGACAAGCCAACTCCTTTTGCGGACAGGCTCTTAACAGAACGAGGGATGATTGCGCCAGACCTTTTTGTTGAAAGAACAGTCTTGGAGGATTTGTCACAAAAAGACAATGAAAGGGCTTTGGAGTCTGATTTATTTGACCTTAAAAACCTTATCTATCAAAACATCTATAACAACCTAGCCGACCTAACAAAGAAAAAAGGAACAAAAGAAGCAATACGAAACCTTTTAAACACTTTCGGTGTTGGTGAGGAGCTTATAGCAACAAAAACTTACATTGATGGCGAGAAACTTCTTCTTGAAGATGAACGAAAAGTTAACAATCAAAGTATAAAATATATTGATTTCTTTAAAGAAAACTTTAGAGATGCATCGATTTATCAAACTGGCTCCGTTGGCGGGAACGACCAGCCATACATAAGCGGTTCAGCAAATAAAACAAGGCTATGTGTCGAATCTTTTGTTAGATTTCCAAAGATTGATGAGAACACTGCGATTGATGACATACCAAACTTCACTACTTCTTCCCTGTTTGGTTTCCACGATGTAGAAGAATCACCTCCTTACAGCACTTGGCAAAACCCATCAACATCAAGCGTTTTTGTTCGGGCAGTAAAAGATAGAGTTATACCTGAACTTGTTTATTTTGAAATGAGTTCTTCTGTTTCTGCCATTACAGCATTAACTTCTTCTAAGTTCAATGACGTATACAATAACTCAGACTGGTATTTCTCTGTTCAGGTCATACCCCAGGATACCCCATCATTTGCCTCCTCGTCAGCCCCTGATTACAACATTGTGTTTAGCGGCTATTCTTACGCAGGCAACAACCTTCAAGATTCATTCTCTGTCTCTTCTTCAATAGCAAGAGCAGGTGCCCTTGCCTTTGTTCAGAGCAACCAAAAAGTCTACATAGGCGCCGAGAGAACAAACTTTACAGCCGGATTGATACATAAATCTGATGTTAGGAATGCTGGTCTAAGATTCTGGCTTCGTGATTTATCCACAGAGGAACAAAAAGCACACGCCCAAGATTTCTTAAACTACGGCTCTCTAACAAGACTCAATAACGACTATGCTCTTCAAGACGAGAATAGAAACTTTGACCTTGCACCAGAAGATTATCTAGCACTAAGATGGCAGTTTGATAAGATTACCACAACAGATGCTTCCGGCTCAATAGATGTTTTAGATTCAACATCAGGATCCGCAGACAGAAGAAATCGTGGCTCTTATGTTGATTCAGTGGCCGGCTATCACCACCGTGGTGCTGGAAATGAGTTCCCAACATCATCATCAGATGTTGTCCAAACTTTGTTTGTCGACTCTTACTCTCCTGACGTTTTTGACGGCTACAACTCTGATAATCTTGTCCAGGTTAAGCAGAGCGAAAACGAGCAGTTTGGCTTAAATCAGCGCTTTGTTTCCTTTATTACAACAGTTGAAAAGAGCGCACAGGCAGGCATCGACGAAGAGATGCTTAAAATGTTTGGCTCCGTAAAAGAACTCGCTTCTTATTTTGCACAGCCTGTTGAAAGATATAGAAAAGAATACAAAAACTTAAGATTTTTAAGAGAAAGATTCTTTAAAAACGTATCAAATGACGTTGATGTAGAGGACTATCTCCACTTCTACAAGTGGATCGACAACAGCCTCCAAGCAGCAATCGCTCAGTTTGTTCCTGCAACAGCAGACCACAACAAAGATGTGTTCACTGTTATTGAATCACACGTTTTAGAGAGAAATAAGTATCAAAACAAGTTCCCAACGCTGGAACTGCGCCAACCAGATCCCGAAGGATCTGCAAAGTCAATCAACAGCCAGCTTATAAACTGGCGTCTAAACCACGCACCAATCCCACTTGCGCAAAACACACACTCACCTTGGTGGAAAATAAGGGCAAGCCGCTCCGGATCGCTGCTAACTTCAGGTGATACCGGCGTGGATTCTGACCGTGAGCAGATAAGGTTGGTCAAAGAATCAGCCACAAATCGCTCCTACACCAGCCCACAGCGGTTTACAGTAGACGAACTTTATTCCGGAAAACAAGAAAGAAAAGCAAACTACTGGGATGCTGCCATACAAGAGTTCGGCCCCATAGTTGATGTTGATGGCCCAGGACCTCTAACTGCCTCTGTCTCAGCAGACTACCTTTTGGTCAGGGCAAGCAATGTTTATGGTCTTCTAGACAGTAGCGACGTTCTAGACCCAAATAAGAAGGTCAAAAGAACATTTAAGATTGAAAACTCAAGAGAGTATAACGGTTCGTATTCTTACGGCAAGGGCCATCTTCTCGCTCCATTTACTCTTTGGAGTTCTTCTGTTGATACAGGATACCAATCAGAACTTGGAACAAACTTTAAGTCAAATATTGGCCTAAACAACCACCACGACGACAACTACTCAAACTTCATAAATGCCCCTCTACAGTCTCCATTCACTCAAGGGTGGGTAGGTGGTAGGCAATACCGACACGTTGCGTTAAACAACGGCTCAGACGCAAATGGGACACGCCCCGAAGGCTTTTACCTTCTGGCCGGACCAGATCAGGCCGGAAGTGCTTCGCTAGGTGTTGTTAAAACAACTTACACCTCTGACGGAACTCACGACTTCAATACGCCTCGTGCTTCTTTCTTCCGAGAAGAGTTGGCCAAGCGCCCTGTAAACATTAAAAACCGCCAATACTCAACTGCATCTTCAAGATTAGGAAACTTTAGAAAAACTTACGAAGTTGTAATGACGAACGGAAGAACCAAAAATAATCTTTGGTTCCACGATAATGCTTCGCAAGTTCTTACAGAGACCGAAATCTGGGGCCTCAACAGAGGAACGGCCTCCCCTTATTTGAACGCTACGCTTCCTACAAGGGGCGTTGTTAAGTCAATTATAGTAAACCGCTTCTCTGCCCCCGGAGGGCCGGAGATTCAATCTCGTGGCTATTTAGAGCCTACTGGTGAAGAGTTATCACCCTACAACGCTTACCCATTCCGAAATACAAGCGTTCTTTTATCAAGCGGGTCAAACAACAACAACTTCACAGGCTCGGGTGGTCCAAGAGTAAACATTCACACCAGCATTCATACAAGCAACGATGGCCTAAGAAGTCTCCTTTCAAGACATTCGGGCAAGTTTGGCGTTGATTCTGTTTACGGTTCGGTGAGAGCAGGAGATTACAATACAACTGCTTCTTACGTAAAAGTTAATAGAAACCCTATAAGTCAATCAACAGGCATAAACTACGACAACTTCTTTGCCACACACCAAATACCAAGAACGCCAGCCGGCTACTCCTGGATTAGGGCCATACAGAGCGGAACAAGTGGATCTTTTGCTTATTCAAGAACCGCAACAAGACCAAGCGGATCTACTTCCGAGACCGCCCCATTTACTCAACTTGCGACTTCCATCCAGCAAGGCGGCGCTTCAGAGTATAGCCGAGCATTCACTGGCTTGCTAAGTGGCTCAACCCCCACCTCTGCTTATCTTACTTCTTCGCTCTTGGCGTCAATAATCGACCAAGGATCCACCGAGATCACAAATGAGTTAACAATAAACTCACTTCCTTCACAAAGTTTTGGTGTTTACGCACATGGAATAAACAACTCTATTTTTGGGCACAACACCTTTACTCAGATAAGAAATAGTTATTCTCCACAAGTTAGATCTTTCAAGAAAAACAATCTTCTTTCGTTTAAGTTCCAAAAAGGCGCTGTTGATTCAAACGATCGTGAGGTTGCAACAACCGAGGTCAAGAACATCTCAATGGCACCCGTTGTTCAGCACTACCCAACAAAACAGCAATTGTTTGTAAATGGAAGAACTGTTAACTTCCAATACACTTTTGGAAATGAGCTTGAGTATCTTCCCTTCTCGGATTCCGATCTAAACGGAGCAGCAACAGGTCTTCGTGAGATTCGAAGAAACAAAAAAACAAACTTTAACTACATTTCTGACTTATACACAGGAAAACTTCCTTATGCAAACGGCGAGTTGCGAAACTTAGTTTACAAGCAAAGAATCTGGCCAAAAGCAGAAAATACTTTTAGAAAAGAAAATCGACAAAGAACAAACTTTGAAGTTAATTGGTGGAGCACCGGGCGCTCTACGAGAACAAGAAATGATGTTCAAAACTCAATGGGCGAGACTGTTTTAACTCAGTCTATCTGGGCTCTTGACGGCTGCGCCGAAACTGGGAGCCAGCCCAAGCACATCTTCAATCAATACACGGCCTCAATTACGAATGATGGTGTAGTGGGCACTCTAGCCGACGCTTATCCAAGGCTCAATTTATTTGATGCCGGAGAATTACAAAATAATGGAATGTTTAACTATTGTATTGTAGGGGCGAGCGGAAGTGCTGGCGCCCCAATAAGTGTTTTTGCGCCGCCAAGCATCACAGACAATGACTTCAAGTTTCTTTTTATGGAATCAAAAGTTAAACCAAATGTTGTTTACGCTAGGCCATTCTCCCTTTTCTCATCTTCTTTTACATATGTTTCTGAAGAACTTTATACTTTCTATAATGTTGACGGTATTGTGCCAACTCAGATAGTCGGTGGGACACCTTGGTCAGCCGCCGAAGAAGCCGGCAAGGAGCCTTTCTACTACAAAGACTACAATGCTTATGCTCAAGAAATAAAAGCAGCAAACAAAGACTTTTCTGTTATTCCTGAGTTTAGAATAAGTGAAAAAATAGACGAGATCTTAACCGGCGATGAAGGAGAAAACACACTTCTTTCTCCAATGCTAAGCCTTACTGGCGGTTCTGCGCAGAATGATTCAAGCGAAAACTTTTACACTGATTTTGTCAATTCAGATTTCTTAAAATACTTTAACGTTATTGAGCAAAAGCACGACGATGCCGAGATTGATAAAAAAGGAACTTTAAATCTTTCTTGCAAGGCTGTTAAGAAATTCCTTCCTTACGAAGGCTTCTATCCTGCTCAAAGAATTTTACAACTTGGAACTTTATTTAGTCAGTCATTTTCAAGCATTGTCCAAACAACTGGCTCTGGAAGTCCCTTGGCTGATGGTTCTGTTATTTATGTTGATTTCCCGCCTTTCAGCCCTATAGAGCAAACGTTCACATCTGTTAATGAAGGTGGTTCTTTCCGGACGGCACTAATTCCATTCATTTCACCAGGAATTTTATGCAATAGCATAAAGTCCGGTATTTCACTAGGGTATCCTATTTTAACTTCTAGTTTCAACCACCAAACACAAGTGACAGGCACCTACTTGTCAAGTTCTACCGGTGCCTCTGTTTTTGATAGTCACGGGGCAAGAATCAGCGCCAGTTTCAACTCTCGACTAGACTTTGAGTCAATCACTGACCCACTTGCCTTCATAACAACAATTTATGATACAGAGCCGGGAGAGAACTCTATTTTGAGCAGCAGTGCTACATACAACTCTGGGGAGTCTGGCGATGGGCTATACAACCACGCAGTTAATAACTTCCTAGCAGAAACAATGAATCTTTTCTTAAAAAATCGCTCTGTTTCATCTTTAGTGTCTGCCGGAGAAAATAACTTTACATTTAATCCAAATAAACAATACAGAATGAAACTTCGACTTTTTGAAGAAGGCCTAAGTATGTATGATGGAGACCGCTCCTTTGGTGCCCCGGTTGATGATAGCCAGTCACTAAACGGCTCCCGAGCGTCCTTCCTTCCTTATTTACCTCCATACGATGTTGGGGCTGAGAATCGAGAAGAGGGGATAGAATTAATATTTAATCCAACTTCTGAAATTCATAATGTTGATTTTATCTTAAATAACCTAACAGAATCATTTACAATCTATAATGATTTAGGGATTTCTATAGGGAGTTCTTTCGCAATCGATGATCGAACAAAAATAACAGACTCTATTGACATAAAGAGAAAAGTCCGAACCGGCTTCTCATCTCGTGCTGTCCCTTCTGCTCCGGAATTTGCAATGTCCATCCAACCAAAATGGGAGTGCCCGGTCCTGGATTTCAGCCACAGAACCGCCTCGGTGTCGATTTCAAACACAAACGCAACAATAAATCTAACGCCCAGCGTGCCCGCTGCTGTTGGCGCCGGAGGTACCTTGACGTTTCAGTTGGGTGTTGCTTCGGGCAGCATGCAGACATTTACCTTTATAGCATCCGGAGGCACCCCGGCAGAAGGAGAGATAGAACTTGGCGCTTCAACCCCCGAGCAGACAGCCACTAACATGGAGGCTGCTTTCAACAGGGCTCTATCAGTTGGCAAGGCAAGATACATACAAGAATACTTTGATGTCTCAAGAGACGGAGCAACTGTTACTTTGACAGCAAAAAATTGCGGCCCTTGGACTACTTTCTCTGCAACACAAGTTGCAAACGGCGGCACTAAGAACCCTCTAGGTAGTATTCAAACAACAAACGGCACTGGCTTCCTGGACAACTCCACTCCAGCAGACAACTACTATGTTGGTATGTGGCACCAATACGGAAGAATACCAACAGGCTCCCAAGGCATTAAGATGCAAATAACAGAGCCAATAATCACTGATACAACAGCATCTCTCGCACAGGCGCTCGGCTTCTCAAATGAGGCCGTCAAAATTGGCGAGATTGCAGATACAAGAACGGTAAAAGAAGCCATTGTGGCCATACCTTACCGTATAGCAGATGGTGAGAAAAGACTTTACAACATTAACGCATTTAACTTTGTTGCCGCAAAAAACTACATTAACAGAGGGAGCCGTCAAATTGACCGGCCAAATGTAAGACAAGAGTTTATTAATCTTGCTCAAAGAATGAAAGATTATGTGCTTCCTCCAAAATACGACTTCTTCTATCGGCCTTCAACAGAAGTTCAGCCTTTCGCAATGTTTGTGTTTGAGTTTGACATGCAACTCAACAGACAAGACCTTTCCGATATCTGGCAAAACCTCCCACCAACATCTACAGACGGAAAGAAAGATCTTGCTGGCGGTTTCGATAAGCAAACAAGCAACTTTAAAGTTACCTACGGCGAGGAAGGATCTTGGTTCCCAGAAGGCATACCATCAGATACTCGCTGGATGGTGTTTAAAGTGAAGCAGCGGGCGGCTTACGATTACTACGAGCAAGTAAGGCAGTCTTCATTTGCCCAGGGCTTAACATCCAAGGTCGCAAAGAAAGGCTCCTTTGTTGATCCAACTTACAGCTATAACTGGCCTTATGATTTCTTCTCTTTCGTGGAACTCGCAAAGATTGATGCGGAAATGGAAGTAAACAACATCGAGACTACAGGAGGCGGCCCAGAACAGCCCATAGTATCAGACGAGTTGCCACCGGAAACAACAAGCAGGGAAGAGCTAGACAGGCAAACAGAACTAAGTGAAAACATAGACTCCACCGGCGGAGTTAATCCAAGAAACTTACTAGGATAAACAATGGCATTATTTGACTCAAAACAAGAAATAGTCGACATAGAACTAACCTCCTATGGCAAAAAGAAACTTTCTCAAGGAAAGTTAAAACCTGCTTTTTATGCATTCTTTGATGATGATGTTGTTTATGATGGTGCCTACGGCCTTTTAACAGAAAGCGCAAACTCTGTTGCTGATTTAAGAATCAGAAAACAAACACCCTACCTAAAAACTCAATACTCTCTTGTTGGCTCCGAAACAAAAGTTAACAAAGGGAACGCAGATCAAGAAACTCTTGATAACGTTAGGATCTATGAAAATAATAACCTTTTAAAGTTTGGTTTAGGCAACTCCAAAGTAGGCGAAGTCACTGGTTCGAGAGTTCAAATAACAATGCTGGAAGGTGAAATCTCCAATGTATATACCACAGCGTCCGCTTTTGTGTTTGGAAACGACAGAAATCCAAAGGTTGCTTACAACAAGCCGCAAACAAAACTTGTTCTTGAAGCACCTGAACTAACCCCAGAGATAAGAAGACTTCCAGAGCCAACAATGACAACGCCTCCAGAGTTGTTAGACCCTGATGGGCTAGAAATAGCGGTTGTATCACCTGTCTTGTCCGATAACAAGTATGTATACTTAAACGTTGATGAGATTCTTATCTCACTTGACGAGCTAAGCTCGGTTGAAGACTATAAAAACTTTGAAGTTAGTCTTTATAAAGTTGATTTAAACGACAACAATGAAGAAGAGTATAGCCGCCTGTCCTTCAAGACACAAAGAAAAGAGGTCGACGAAAACGGATTCTTGCTTGATGAAAGAGAAATAAGCAATCAAGATGTTCAAATCACAAAAGATAATGTAGAATACTATTTTGACATTCAAATTGACGAGGAAATAGACGCAGAACTACTTACTAGTAAGGTGCCAAAAGATTCACTTGGTCGCCCAACTATTGATGATCCGCTAATAAGAAACACTATTTCCATTAGACAACCCACTGATTTCAGTAGAAGAAGAGAAGATGACGGAGAGCCCTGCTAATGATAGTTAATCCTGGTATAGAAGGACAAAGAATAAACTTTGATAGAGTTTATGTTAAGAGCAATGGCATAAGAGCAGACATAAGCATCTCAGTTCCAATCGGAGCAGCGTTATCTTCCGCCGAAAAAACATTTAGATTCGCCACAAGGTCATCAAATACCAGGCTTGCTGACCAAAATGTGGCCAAAACTCTTGTTTTCACAAAAAGCTTGTCGGGTGCGGCTGGCTATGCGGATGTTTCTTTAAGGTACAGAAAAGAAAACCTTATTTCTTCTGATGGTTCAGTTAATACTTATAAACTTGGAACAATAGAGATACCACACACAATAGAACAGTTTGAGGGCAAGAACATTTCTTTGTTTGGAATGGAACTTATACTAGCCGACAACACTGATCCTGCGAAAATAGCGTCTTATGCCCCTCTAATCGCCTCTTCTTTCTTAGACATCAAGGTCTCTAATGTTATTCAAGATGAAGAAAACGTTATTTTTCAAAGCACATTTGAAGGACCAACAAGTTTTTTTGCAAGGGCACAAGACGCAGCGCCTCAAAAAACTGGAAACCCTGCCGCTTTTTCAGACTTGTTCCCAAGTGTGGTCGATAATACTGTTAATCTTTTGTTCTTCTTAGACAAAAGGAAAGTCCTAGAAGAAAATACAACTCTTTTCTCCTTGTTGTCTAAAACTTCACAAGAAAAAGCACTTGCCGGAACAGACCTTGTAAGAAAAATCCTGGCCAAGGCCCAAGAAACCCCAGAAGACTTCAAAGCACCAGAGTTTTTATCAAACGAGTTTGAACTAGAAGAGGTCGCCAGCGCCGACCTTGATCTTGGCGAGAGCATCGTTGGGCTTTATGGCAAAGATCAAATAAAAGAATACACAAAAAACTTAAAATTTAAATATAAAACAAACCTTTTATTTATTAATGGCATTTATCCAATTGTAGATAGGCTTATTAACAATATTAAAGAAATACAAGCATTCGAATCATTTATGAATGGCGTATTTCAAAACATTGCTTTATATGATGGCAAGAATGGAGTCTTTACAGAGGGCGCTATCAACGTAATTAAAGCAGATCTTCAAAGAGATTTGGGCGCTCAAGACACAGGATATTTTGTTTCTTCACTGAGTGAAGTGCTTGGTACAATAAGCAAGTTTGATACACCAGAAAGCAAAGAACAAATACAGCTTGCTGAGCAGCAGATGTTGAAATTAGTTAATTTAGAAGGCGATCAATACTCATTTGAGTTATTTTTTTCTGTTTTTAATAAACTTATAGCAATCTTGCAAGATTTCTTTCTTGGTGTTGGGTTTACCTTGTCTGGATCCTTCTCCGGCCAAGGAAAGCCAAACGAGAGCCCAAACCCTGAGAAAACAACAGTAAAAATTGAGCATAATTTTGATTATAGGCTTGATACCCAGCATCAATCACTTAGATTTGCTTACATTCCAGCCAAAAACGGCTCTGGCTTTCCAACTATCACAGGGGAAGAATACGAAAACTTACTCAATCAGAACACAAGCAAGTATTTCTTAGGGGAGCCTTCTATCAACATGTCTTTCAGGCAAGAAGAAAACGAAGAAGGTGTTGTTGTGGCTCCGGAAACAGGCAGTCACTTAACAATAAATCAAGTTAAAAATAAAGATAAAGTTATTTTTGATAACGATAGGCCTATTTTCTTTTCTGAAATTGGTGAAATTCAAGATGCTAGACTAAATTATCTATTAGCAATTAATGTATTAAAAAATAAACTTGAAAACATCAAAGTAGAGCAACTACAAAGACTAGATAAGGAAAGCACATCGTTAAAAACAAGGCTGTTTAATGCGATAAGCGATGTCTATAATCTTATTTCTTTTGTGCCCTTCCCTCCTGTTGTTGATGTTAGCGATGATTTTAAAAGAGAAACCACTGACTCCATCTTGCAAGGAGCCATTGCCAACAACGAACTAAGGCCAACAGATGAAGAAACAACAGAATTGGTTGAAGCAATTTATAACATTAATGAAAACATTACAAGTTTAGAAGATTTAAACTCAACAGTTCAAAATAACTTAGAGTTATTAATTATTTTCTTAGATTACATTGAAAGCATAATTCAAAATCCACACTCATATAATCAAAAACTAGTTGATTCAAGACTAAGAACAGCAGAAGTCTTGATAAGATCCATAAGAAGCCTCTCTGGACCTTTTGAAAGTGCTGAAGGCGGACGGCAAGTAAGAAGAATCGCTCTGCCTTACCCCATATACGCTCTCTACGAGGCCTTACAGCCCGCTGAGCAGGGTAGATTGACTTTCTCTTGGGCAGGCGGCCAGCAAGTGCTAGAGCAGCCAATCAACTCTTCGTTTATTAGATTTAACTTTGCTAACATTAAAGAAGTTCAAGCCCTAACCGGCTTCTCTTCTTTGGCTAGCGGCGAAGTAAGTTTGAGAGATCCAATCTTTACAAAAATCTCAGAAACACTACAAGATAAGTCTTTACTATTTTGTAAAGTTTCTAATTACAACATAGGAAACGAAAATAATCTCTGGTATCTAAACAACAATAATATACTCCACTTACCAGCAGAAGCAGAGTATTTCTTTATTCAAAACTAAATAAATGGCAGCAATTTTATCAAATAGAACTTTACAATTTTTTAACAATGAAACAGTCTTTAACTTGGAACTTAAAAAGACCAGGTTCTTACCACAAGGTCGTTTTACTGCCGAAAGTATTGTTGATACTGGCACTGGAGAAGAAATTGAGGCTGTCCAAGAAACAAATATCGACTTTATAAGATACATCTCTGGACTGGCAAGGTACTCAAAAAAGAATAGTGATGGAAGCGAGTCAGTTGGAACACTAGATAAATTATTCCCAGAAAGGGTGTCAGTTGTTGCGCCTCAAGGTACAGGCCGAGCAGCTTTTATAAGATTTGATGAAGAGTTTCAAAAAGAATACAGGCTGCCTTTTTACAAAATAACATTCACTGATTATGAAGGCAGCACGCCAGAAGATTTAAACTCTCTAACACTTAACTCTATTCAGAATGCAAACTTTTACTTTCGCAACTTAGACTGGGCGAAAGTGTTTTATAGCCCCGCAGTTCTTTTAGAGTTTCTAGAAAGAGGAGATTTTAACGGAGAACTTTACAGGCAGGTTCCAGATGTGGACAATCGAGATTTTGATATCCCTGGCCGGATTAATCTAAGCCAGTTTATGAAGACTGTCCAAGGCACTTTGCGACTTTATGGTGCAGGACAACTACTATTTAAGCAAAAGCCAGGAAACGCTTCAAAGTATGCCGTTAGCGGCCTTGAAGAGGAGGCCTTCCTGCCATCAACTCTTTTCTCTGATTTGAACATCAAGACACTTGCACAACTATCTGAGACGCAGATAAGGGAAGAAAAAGACTCAAACCTGGAAGCAGTTTCAAATCTCAAGTTTTCGGTTGAGGAAACTTACAACTTCTTGTCTCGTGAATACGAATTTGGAGAAAGGGCGCCCTCTAGCAGAGGCTTTACTTCGTTTGGCGATCCCCTGCTTCCATCAAGTTATAATTACAGTATAATAAAATACCTAGAATCACTTAAAGATCAACTTCTTCAAGATGGAGCATCTTTTTCAAGAGTTGGGCAGTTAGAGGTTTTTATTAATCAACTAAAAGAAAAACTGTTCTTTGGGCCTTTTGATTTAGAGCCTTTCCCAAGAGGCAAGCAAACAGGAGAACTAACAAGAGATCTTTATAATCAATTTGGTTTATCAATAAAAGACTTATCAGAACAGCAATTTAGCGAAGCCCTAGGCGACAAAGAGGGGCAAATAAAAAGAAGATTTGTTTTAATAGATACTCTTGTAAGTAATAACTTTACATTTGAAAGTTTATTTCCTTTTGGTAATAAAATAGAGATAGTAGATTTACCAACAAGCAAGTTTGAAGTTTTAAACCTACTAACAAAGTATAATCTGGAAACAGAGATACTTTTAAACTTGATGAATGGAGTTGCTACCCCGGACACCAACATTACTTCAACAAGGCAAAACTTATTTATTGCTGACTACTTTACAGGAAGAGAGACAACTACAGCAGTAGAGCAGGTTAGAGAGTTTGGCTTTGCAGACGTATTCAATGAAACAACACAAAACTTTTTCATTGAGACCCCAGAAAACAAAGTAAGTCTCATAAACCCAAGAAGCAGGTCGGTAAGGGAGGCGCAGATAGAGAGGTTTAACAATCTCTACACCACGCCCTACATACCAAATCTAAACTTCTTGAACTCAATCGCCCAAGCGGAGCCTTTCCAGTTCGTAGAGGGCTTGCGAACCGCTATTAGCAACGCTTCAAGCGAGAGTGCATCAGATCTTAAAGATATATTCTTATCAAGAAAAAATAACTATTTTGAAATCTTTGCTTATAAGGTGAGCAAAAGAAACTTAACCACCCAAGAGCAGCAGCACTTCTTTGTCTTCAACAGGCCAGAGGAGATTATAGAGTTTTTCGACACACAAGTCAAGCCTGAACAAGAATACAACTACACCTTATCTGCTCTTACTTTTGTCGTTGAGAACGAATACCAGTATGACACCCCGGAAGTTGAATACGGCATCTCAGTCGACCTAGATAGCGCAGACAGCCTTTTCCTTGGCGCCAAAGTTAAAACAGAGCAAAGACTAAAGATCATTGAACTTCCTTTGGTTGAAGAGTTCTCAACAGTCTCAGACGCCCCACCACCACGGCCATCTGTTGAGTTTTATCCTTTAAAAGATTTTAATAATAAAATAAACATAAGACTTTCATCGATGAACACA